TGGTCAGGCCTTGGTCAGGATCAGCGTGGTCATGCCGGTGCCGTCCGGCTGGATCTCGGCCACGTTGTAGGCGGTGCCCTGCATCACCACACCCGCGCCGGTCACCACGGCGGCCACGTCACTGCTGCGCGCGATCAATTGCGGGCGGGTGCCGGCGGCCAGGTCGAGCACGTTGACGTAGGCGTTGTCTGCGACGGCCCAGACAGGCTGGCCGTTGATGGTCACCTGCTCGCCGCAGGCCGTGAGATACGCCAGGCGATCAATGTCGGTCTCAAGCATGCGCAACCCTTTGCGACTTTGGGCACACCATCACGTAGCCCTGGTCGGCGTAATCGACAATCACGTTGTGGGTTGCACAAAACAGGTCGCGGACAAAGTCGAGCGAGCGCGTCACACCCTGCAACGGCGGCCAGTCGTCTGGCAGGTTGCCGGCTTCATACGGGCCGGGCTGGTAGATGCGCGCGTCGTCAATCAAGATCACGTCGCTCGCCGCACCGCGGGCAGCAATGGCCTGCAGCTCGCGCTCGAGCGGCAGGCGGGTGTCGATCCTGGCTTCGGCAGCATAGTCAGCGCCGTGGTGGGCGCCTGGAAAGTGCGCGTCAAGCCAGAACAGCGTGGGCAAGTCTCCTAGCCCAAGCACCACCTTCGGCATGGCCAGGGCCGTATCGCAGCACCACACGGTGATGCGCGTGTCACCCGCAAAGCGCGCGATTGCGGCGTTTGCCAGCTTGCGCACAATCTCGATCGAGTGCAGCGCTGTAAAGTCAGCCCGCGCCGCCCAGGCCAGGCTGTCACCATCAGCCGTGCCGGTTTCGACAAACGCCTGCAGCCCGTAGCGCTGCTGCAGGGCCATCACGTCAAACCGTTGGAGGGTGCCCATGGTCAGGCCGCCTGCTTGATGTCACCGCGCAACCACTTCTGCACCTCTTCGGCCACCACCGTGGCGCTGGCTGCAAACTGGCAGGCGCTGCTCACCGGGTTGGGCACGATGTTGCAGTAGGTGCCGTCGACATGAATGCGGTGGCACGGGTAGCACGGCAGGTCGGTCGGCGCCAGCGCCAGGGTGTTGACCCAGTCGCGCGTCAGGTTGTTGGCGCTGCTGTGCGACAGCGTGACCACCTTGAAACATTGCTCCTGGCTCACGCTGTTGACGATGGCAGACTCGGTGCCGACCACCACGTCACACAGCGCCGCCAAGGCGAACACCTTGCGAATGTCCACATCCGTGCCAAGCACGCGGCCCAGCCTGGTGGGCTGGATTGGCGCGCCTTTCAGGTCTCCCACCACCAGCGAGTGCACGCCCTGCGCGTCGAGCAGCTGCATGAGCTGCTGCGCGTGCGGCCACCACTTGGTGGCGCTTGAGCCGCCCGGGTTGATCATCACCAGCGGGCCGTCGATCTTGGCGCGCTCGACCAAGGCCCAGGCCTGCTCTTCGGCCGTGGGGTAGAACTTGACCGGCGCCACGCTCTCGAACGGCACGCCGGCCCACTGCGCCACCTGCTCGATGTAGTTCACATCCATCAAGCGCTTGCGCTGCTCATAGGGCAGAAAGAAGCGCCGCTCGGCCGGGCTCGGCAGCAGCGTCACCTCGACTGAGCCGATGAGGTTGATCAGCCGCTCGTGCTTGGTTTCCAGGTGCATCCAGTAGGCGGTCTGCAGCACCGTGGTTGCCGCACCGTCACCGAACAGGTTGTCGGGAAACACTTCAATCCGGTCGAGGTGCGGGTCGTGCCGCAGCGCGACCTCGGTCTGCTTGCCGGCGTACAGCGTGATGTGCCAGCCCTCGGCCTTGAGCGCGGGCAGGATGGCGCTGATCCAGAGTGCGTCACCGTAGCCACCCCAGCGGATGATGCCGAGGCTTTTGGCCGGGCGCTGTTGCACCGCGTAGGCGTAACACTCGTCCGAGCGCTTTCGGTACACCTGCAGGAAGCTGTACTCATCGCCGCCCGTGCGCACCTCATCAACCACCAGGTCGGCGCCGGCGCCGCTCTTGGACATGACGGCAAGCATGGCGTCAAGCACATCTTCGTTGCGAAAGTCGTGCTTGTGGTCCGGGTTGGCGCCCGGCATGCCCATGTTGGGATAGTGATCGGCGTGCGGCAGATACAGCACCAGGTAGCCGCCCGGCTTGAGCACGCGCCACCAGTGGGTAAGCGCGCCCTTGTAATCTTCAATGTGCTCCAGCAAGTGACTGCTGAAGACGGTGTCGACGCTCTGATCTGCAAACAGGTCGAGCGTGGCGCAGTCGGCCACCACGGTGGGCCGCGCCTTGATGCCAAAGAGCTTGAGGTCCTTGTCGTTGTCCACGCCGATCACGGCGGGAAACACTTTCTCAGGCCCGCAGCCCAGATCGAGCACGCGGCCGTGCATGTACGGCACCACGTCCAGACGGACTTTGGCGGACTCTGCGCCCTGCGGCGCGTTGCTTTTCCAGACCATGTCTTCTACCCCTGAAGACCCACGAGAAAGGTGCACGGCAGGCGCGGTGGGTGACGCGCTCTTCGGGACCAAGTTGCAAGCTCAGCCCTAGCCGTGCGAAGTTGACTACTTGGTGCGCGCCTACTTGCTGCGCTTGGCCTTGGGTGCAGTCGCCGCATCCTCGGCAGGCGACGGCGCGGGGGCGAAGTCGACCTGCTTGTACATGCGATGCAAACCGAACTCAGACCGCGGCAGCTCGATCACCTGGCCGGGCTCCACAATGTCGCCATTGCGGTAGAACCCGACCAGGGCCACGGCGCGCACCAAGCCGTTTTCTTGCTGCGTGGTCAGCGCCATGGCGGATCAGCCCGTCATGCCGGTGCCGACCGCAAACGCGGCGGCGTAGCGCACCCCCACGTCTGCGGTGTAGAACCCGCGCACGCCGACGATGCCGGCCTGGAAGTTGGCGTAGGGGTTGACCTCGATCTCGAGGCCGCCCCACTCACCGACCAGCACCTGAGAGAAATCGCCGGCCAGGGTCGTGCCCGTGCCGAGCTGCAGCGAGCTGTACGCCGGCATGCCGACCACGCGGCCGTCGAGAATGCCGCCTTCCCAGATCGGCGTGTCGCTGTTGGTGAAACGCGATTTGCCCATGAGGATGGCTGCGACCGTTGGCGTGGTCAGGTAGGCGAACGAGCCGAACATGGCATTGGCACCGGCCACCGTCGACTGGAAGCGGATCAAGTCCGCGTAGACGACGGCCGTTCCCGCGGTGGGGTTGGCGGTGCCCAGGCCCGACTGGAAGCGGATGCCGGTCGGCGTGTTGGCGCCCGTGCCGCTGATAACTGCGGCATCGAGGCCCACGGCGATTGAGTCCGCCAGGTCGGTGGTGATGAGCGCTTCGATTTCCGGCGAGGCCTGCTGCATGAGCTGGCGGGAGAACTCTTGGTACCCGGCAATGTGGCGCGGCTGCATGGTGAGCTGGCCGATGGTCATCTCGTTGACCGTTGCCGTGCCCACCTCACCGACCCAGCCCACAGCGCCTGCCGCGGTCTTGCGCGGAATGGCCACGGGACCCATCAAGCCGGGCAGCGGGCGCGCGCCGGCGCGGAAGGCGACCGAGCGGTTGCGCAGCACGTCGATGAACGAATCGCCACGGTAGTCGGTGCCGACCAGGTTGCCGCCTTGCGCGGCGGTGCCGACCTGCAAAACGCGCTGTTGCACTTCGAGCGGGATCATAAAGCTGTGCTCGCTCAGCGACTTGCCCATGCGCTGGGCAATGGTCTTGCTGACCTCGGCCTCAAAGCCGGCCTTGGCCCAGTCCTTGTGCACCACGGCGTGAATGGCGCGCACCAGCGAGTAGCGCTTGACTTCGTCAGCGCTGAGGCCGACGTGGCTGGCCTGGTCCTTGATCTGTGACTTGGCGCGCTGGGCGATGACGTCCAGGCACTTGAGCGCGGCCTGCTCTTCGTTGACGCCGGTGTCGATCCACTTCTCGACCTCGCCGTCAGGAATGCCGTGGCGCTTGCCCAGACTGGACAGGGTCTTGATGCGCAGACGCTCTTGCGCACCGTTGTCGATCACTTGAATGTCCGCGACTGCGCCCGCGGCGGCGTGTTCTTGGGTTGCCATGAGGCTACCTTTCAGAGAAGCGGCGGGGGCCGCGGTGGGGGAAACTGCACGCACGACGCGCACTGCGCGTGGCGTTTGATCGGCGGCGCGGCCTACTCCGATGGTGGAATCGGCCGGCACGGTGACGATGGAAACTTCCAGCGGCTCCCAGTCGGTGGCGCGGTAGACCTCGCCTTTTTCTTCCGTGAGCTCGTGGATCTGGTAGCCGACGCTGACGTTGCGCAGGCCTTCGTTGACCATGCGCTCGACTTCGGCCGAGCGCGCGGTGCTGAAAAGCTCTGCTTCGTCGATCATCAGCCGGCCATTGCGCACGCTGGCGCTCTTGACCATGCCGATGGGGTCGTCCCAGTTGTGGTTGAACAGCAGCGGTACGGCGCCACGCTCAAAGCGCGCCATGCGCACCGCGCCCTTGCCGTGGTCGAGGACCTCGATGCCGAACCAGCGCTCATAGGGCTCTTCGCTGCTGGCGCTGAAACTGAGCGTGGCGCGGCCACTTTCGGCAGCCTTGCGCAGCACGATCGAGTTGTCACCGGCGTCGCGCAGCAGCGCGCCAACCTTCAATTCGTCCATCGGGGTTACCTCCGAAATGAAACGAGCCGCGCAGGCGGCTCGTTTTCTTGGTCTTGCTGATCTTCATCAGCATCGTCTTCGGCGTCGTCATCAGGTGGCGCCGGTGGCGCTGCCGCCGGTGCGGGTGACTTGGCCTCGATGACGGTGGTGTCGACCTTGATGCCGTGCTCGGCAAAGGCTTTCAGCTCGGCCTCGCGCTGCTCGATGATGTCTTCTAGGTCGCTGCCGTCTGCGGTCTGGTCGATGACCTTGCTCACGGTGGTAAAGCCTGCCTTGACGGCTTCTTTGTAAGCGTCGACTTCCTTGGCGGGATCGACCCAGCTCCAGCCGCGCAGCTTCCAACGCACGACCTCGAACTTGGCGGGGTCGGCGACGTATTCATTGACGCGCACGGGCTCAATGGCGCGCGAGTAGACCGCCTGGCGCAGCCACAGCGCATGCAGGCGCGCGCGGAAGGTGCGCACCCACCACTGCTGCAACACTTTCCAGGCGTCACGATCATCCAGCAGGCCCAGGCGCGAGCTGCTGTAGTTGGTTTGCGAGTAGTCGCCCGACATGCTGGCGTAGCTCACGCCAATTCCGGCCGCGACCTCGCGCACCATGTAGCGCAAAAAGGGGTCGAGCGCGGTGTTGGGGCGGTTGGGCGCGTGCATCGCGATCTCTTCACCGGGATCGAGGTCGTACATGACGCCGCTTTCGATTGAGAACTGGCGCGCGCCGTTGGCGTCTGTGGTGGTGCCGCTGGGGCCGGCCGGGTTGGGGTCAGCGAGGTCTGGATTCTTTTTGATGCTGCCGAAAATCTTGGCCGATGAGCTGGCGGCCGTGACCTCGGCCTCGCTGTACTCATCCATGTCGTGCAGCTTGTTGATGGCGGTGTGCAGCCACGGCTCGCCACGGGTCTGCGGGTGGCGCTTGAACACGCGCAGGTGAAACATGAGCGCCGCGGGCTCGCGCTGCACGGTGTCAGGCGTGCCGGCGAGCAGGCGGTGGTCGCCGGGGTGATGGTCGCGCACCCAGTAGGCCTGCGGGCGGTGGTAGCGGTCAAGCTCCACACCCATGACCACGACGTTGCCGGCGGCGGTGTTGGCAATGCGGGAGTACTCGTCTGCAATGCGCTCTGGCTCGATCACCTCGAGCGCCAGCGGCACGGCCGAGTCACCGAACGGGCGCAGGTGGGCCTTGACGAAAATCTCGCCGGCCTCAACCACCTCGCGCAGCAGCAGCCGCTCCAGGTCGTTGAAGTGCAGCTCGCCACCGACGCTGCAGTTTTGTGGCTTGCACCAGTCGGCCCAGGCTTCTTCGATCGCGGCGTTGACGTTGTCGCGCAGGCCATCGCGCGTGCTCTTGACCTTGGCCTGCACGCCAATGCCGGTGCCGACCACGTTGTTGACGATGATGTCGGCGGCGCGTTTGGCGTAGCTGGCGTCGCGCATGAGCGCGCGGGCGCTGTTGCGCATTTGCTTGAGGTTGGTCTCAAGCATGGCGTTGGCGCTGGCATTGGGCGTGGACCAGCCCGAGCGCAGGCGCGACTTGAAGCCCGAGGCATAGCGCTGCTGGCCGCCGACCTTGATGACCTGACGGGCGGGCTGATTCTGGCCGCCGCTGATCCAGCGGGCCACCCGATTGCGGAGCGCTTCAAGCACGGCCGGACCTCACGTAGAGAATGGACGGGTCGGGCAGGCCGGCGGCCATCGCGCTGGCGCGCCGCTCGCGCTTCAGTTGCACGGACCAGTAGCTGAGCTGCCGCACGATCTCGGAGCGCGTTGCAAACTTGATGCTGCGGCCGGCGATGGAAAACTCGCTGCGGGTGCCGTCAAAGGCGGCATAGGCAGTGCGCAGGTCATCAATGGCGCGCTCAGCCTGGCTGCGGATGTCCGCGCCCTGCGCAACCGTGGCTGGGTTGACCTGCACGGTTAGCGAGCCGCTGCCCAGGCTCTGCCGCTCGCCGGCTTTTTCGACCCACCGGAACCAGTTGTATGTGCCGGGGGTCCAGGCGGCCGTGGCCGTGGGCGTGGCCTGCACCCGGTAGTCGGTGGTGTTGACGGTGGTGGCGGTGATCTCGACCGGCGCCTGCACCGGCGTGGTAAAGCGCGGCACCAAGCGATACTTGAGCACCCAGGCAGCGGTGGCCGGGTAGTCGGCGACCACGTCCGTAAAGTCGAGCGTGTCGCCTGCGATCAGGCTGTCGACCATGCTCATGCGGGTGCCTTTCCAATGCGGCGCCGCGTGCCCTGCACGCTGGCGCTGCCAATCCGTTGCGACGTGTCTTGCACGCTGCTGGGGCCAATGCGCCTCGTCTGGGCGATGACCTGCTGCGTGTATTCGCTCGCGCCGAAGGTGCCGCTGCCGGCCAGGCCGGGCAGCAGCGTGGCGAACGCGCTGAACGTGCGGCCAGGTGCGACGCCTTGCGCCGCAAACACACCGCCCGCGATGAGGCTGGCGGTGCTGATAAGTGTCACGCCATTGGCGGTGACCGCGCCCGCGCCGCCGCTGGCACTGCCAGCGATGAGGCTGGCCGTGGCCGTGAGCGTAACGCCGCCGGCTGTGGCGCCGCTGCCGCCAGTGGCCGTGCCAGCGATGAGGCCGGCGGTGGCCGTGAGCGTGACACCGGCGCAGGTGGCGGCACCCGTTGCAGTGCCCACCACCAGACTGGCGGTGGCAGTGAGCGTAACGCCGTTAGCGGTTGCGCCGCTGCCGCCGGTGGCGGTGCCAGCGATGAGGCTGGCGACCGCAGTGACGGTAACGCCGTTAGCCGTGGCTGGCGTGCCACCGGCCGAAGCACTGCCCGCGATGAGGCTGGCAGTGGCGGTGAGCGTGACGCCGGCCGCGGTAGCGCTCTGCCCAAAGAACTCATTACGCGCAATGACGCCTGCGGGCGTTTGTTCAGCCCAGACGGTACTGCCGCCACGCAACCGCGGCGAAAAGTACGGCGAGCGCCAGGCCAGTGCCATGGTGCTTTAGCCGTGCGCGATCTTGCCCTGGCCGCGCACGGTGCCGGTCGACGTGGTCGAGCACAGCATCACCTGGAACAAGCACGAGTCATTGTGGATTTCAGGCATGCCCAGCGCAGCCCAGTCAGAAATGGTTGGCCAGTTGGCTACCGCCGACTGGATGACCGTCCGCTGGCGCGTGGCGGTGATGCCAAAGTTGCCGGCGGTGCCCGTCGTGGCCGACAGCGTGACGCTGTTGACGCCACGGATGAACAGGCCCGCCGAGGCACTGATCAGCTGGTACAGCCGCCCCTGGCGCGGCGTGGCGCCGAGCGCAATGGCTGCGAGGTTGCCGGTGCTGGTGTCGCTGTAAGTCACGTTGACGGTCGCGTTGACGCCAGTAGCCCCAAGCGCCGAATAGATCTCGATCCACCAGCTAACGTCCGAGTAATCCGACGATCCGCGGCGCGCGGCGCCGGGATCGGTGGTAGTCAGATCAATCGCACAGCCGGTCGTTTGCGCTGTGGTGAGGGTGCCATTGCCCCCCGAGACAGCCGCCAGCCGGTCATGAATCTCCACGCTGGACGTTGTGTTGCCGAAAGCGGCCCACAGCCAGGCCAGATACGAGGCCGCAGGCGGGGTCTGATTGTCGAAGCCGACCGCGCCCGTGGTGGCGTTTGTTGGCACGGTCGGCGTGGTGCCAGGCGCAGCGCCTGCGCTGGGCACGCCGGTGGCCGTCCACAAGCTAAAGAATTGCCCCGCCGCCGCATTGGATAGCGATGCTTTGTCAAACACAAAGCGGCTGCTGTTGTTGCCGAGCGCGTCGAGCACGCCGTCAAGCGTCGTGATTGCCATGGCGCTTAGTTCTGGATCCGCAGGGTTGAGGAATTGAGCGTGAACGTGGCGCCGGTGCTTACCACGTCACTGCCGAAGTCATTGATGGCGACCAGCTCATCGGCCGTGGCGGCACCGCCGCGGCGCTTGTAGTACACAGCCTTGCGCGCTGTGATGGTGCTGCTGCTCCAGCTAGTGCCGCCGAGGGTCACGTCGAGCCGGTCATTGGCGGTGTCTTTGGTGACAGTGACCGTGACCACCTGCCCGCCGGTGCTGTAGCCGCCACCGGCGGCAACTTCGTTGGTGACGTCGCTGCGCTTGAGGTGGGTGTCTTTGTTCTCGCTGTAGCCAGACGTGGTCAGCATGACCCAGAAGGTGTCTGTGTCGAGATCGATGGCGCCGCGCGCCCAATCTTCGAAGAAGCTGTTGTAGATCAGGCTGGCCATGGGCTACCTCAAAAAGCGGCCGACAATGCGCGGGCCGCGGCGTGGTTTTGTTGGAGCTGGCGCCGCCGGGGGGGGCGGCGCATCAGCGACCGTGGGGGCGGCGGCGCGTATGTCATCAACCACTGCGGGCTCAAACAGAGGCGGCTCGATGCGCGCCGCCAAGCGCTCCCAGTCGTGCTCTTTCCATCGCGCCATCCCGAGATAGCAGGCGGCGGCGTAGCCGTAAACCCACAGGTCAAGCGGCTCGTTGCGGATACCCTTGCGCAGAACCCACTCGCTCCGCGGGCGGCCCTTAACGTAGCGCGTGACAACCTGCTCAGCGGTCAGGCCCTTGTAGTACTCATCCGCCAGCTCAGCACTGGTATGCACGTAGCCGGGACCGGGTTGGGTGATCTGCAGGCGCTGCATGAGCACGTACTTGGCGGTGTCGCTACCGACAGGCCACACGCGCGCGCCGCGCTTGATCTTCTTGCCGCGCCAGCTTGTGTCGCGCTCTGTCGGCTTGCCAATGACAGGCTTGCCGGGCTGGCTCTGGCCTTTTACAGCGAGCACATGCCGGCCGGCACGCGCGCGAGTAAATGCATCGACCATCTGACTGTGATGGCCGCCGTGGTCGATGGCGGTGGCGCTAATCCGCATATCAACGCCGACGGCATTGCGCAGTGGCT